CAGCTTGGTGAACAGCGCCACAATCAAACCGGCTCCAAAGCCGATGATCGTAGCGGTCTTGTTGAGCATGTCGAGGAACAGCTTGCCGAGCATGCCGGGCAGCGCCACGAGGAACGCCATGATCCGTCCCGGCAGCTGCTGGAACCAGCCGATCACCGCCGCTCCGGCCGAGACCACCGCGTTGTAGGCCGCAGTCAGCCCGTTCACCAGACCGCTCACGAGCGCCCCGATGAAGTTGCCCAGCCACACCACCGCGTCCTTGATCGCACCAATCAGCTTGAACAGGAAGATGACGATGCGGAGTCCGATCGTCTCAATCTGCAGCATCACCGGGTAGATCTTGACGAAGAGGTCGATCAGGATCGGCAGGACCTTGATCAGCACCTTGAGCGCGTCCGCCAGCACGCCGGAGAGGAGCGTGGCGAACTGGATGAACAGCGGCAGCACCTGGCGCAGTGCGTCCTGGATCGCTGGCATGTTCTTGATGAGCGAGTCGGCCAGGACCTTGGCCAGCTCCACAATCAGCGGGATCAGCGGAGCGAATGCCGCCGCTAGCTGAGTACCCGCCTCAGCGGCCAGCGGCAGTCCGGAAGCCATGGCGTCAACCAGCGGCATGAGCGCTGTGAACGCACCGGAGAGACCGTCAGCGAGGATCGAGATCAGTGGGCCAAGCTCTGCCACGAGCGCCTGGACGGCGGTGCTCAGCACACCGGCGAGGAGCGCCACCAGCTTGGCGATCGGCGGCAGCAGTGGAGCGAGCGCTATCACCAGCTTGGCGATGGCATCCGCAAGCGGGCCAAAGGCCGGAGCGAGCGCGCTCACGATCTGGAGCAGCACCGGGCCGAGCACCTGTGCGATCTGCGCAATGGCAGGCGCGAGTGCCTTGCCTAGCGCGGAAACCAGCGTCAGGACCGCCGGAGCGAGCGCGTGTGCCACCTGCAGGATCGAGGCGAACAGCGACACCAGCGTGTTGAATCCGTCGCTGCTCTTGAGGAGGTCGGCAATCTGGCCGGTGATGTCCGCCAGCGTGCCGAGGAGTCCGCCACCAGCCTGCTGCGCGGCGCTGATGACGCTGAACAGGATCGAGCCAACATTGCTGACGATTTGGCCCAGCGTCTTGAGCGTGGCGAGCGCAGTATTGATCCAGGCCTGGAGCCTGCCGTCGGCTGCGATCTGGCTCAGCCAGTTGCCGAACCGAGTAGCAACGTTGCCCACGGCCTCAGCGAGACGTACCATGAGCGGTAGGCCCACGCCGCCAACGTCCCTGAGTCCGATCAGGACTGGGATGATGGAGCCGGATACCTCCGAGAAGGCCGCACGCGTGGCCGCCAGAGCGTTGCGTACGAACATGATCGAGTCCGCGCTGAGTGCGAAGTTCGCAATCTTCCGCGTGGCCTCGCCGAAGTCAGCCGTCAGCCCCAGCACCGTCGGGCTGAGTGCAGAGAGCGCCTTCAGCATACGCGGCACCTGGTCTGCTAGCTTCGCAGACTGGAAAAAGACTTCCTGGATGCCTTGCTGGAAGCCGTGGAGCGCCGGACCGGCCGCGTGGATCTGCTCCACGAACGCACGCGCGGACGGCGACAGCTTCTCCAGCGCCTTCTGGTACTGCGCGGCCTTGGTCGGATCGAGCGCGGCGCTGATAGCGTCGCCAACTCCGGCAAACGTTGCCTTGAGGATCAGCACCGTGCCGATCAGGCCGGTGAATACGCCTGGGAGCGCTGAGGATAGCGAGAGGATCGACACCAACGCCGGTATCGTACCGAGGAGGTTGACAGCAAAGGCAGCCGCCTGAATCGCGGCCACCCCTATCGAGGTAGCAATTGCGCCAGTCTTTGCGCCTGCACCGATACTCGACAGCGTCTTGCCAAGCTTGCTGAGAGTCCCGTTGCTCTCCTTGGCCTTTCGCTCCAGCTTGTCGATGTCCTTCTCGGCCCGGCCGACAGCCTTGTCGCTGTCGTAGTCCAGCACGATCTTTCCGTGTGCTGTCCCCAAGTCATACGACATGGCTGCCGACCTCTCTGGCTACCGATACCGTCTGGTGCTAGGCACCCATCGACGGATCATTGTGTCTGCCTTCCGTTCCGCCTCCGCGCGTGTCTTGGCGTCAGCGGTAGCACCTTCAATCGCTGCTTGGAAGGCTGTCCCCCAGCGGACCACCGCAGCGTCAATCGCGTACCCCTCGATCCCATCTATACCAATGATTTCAGAGTACGGGCGATTGAGAGCCTTGGTCATGGTCCAGGCCTTCAGCAGGTTATCCGGCTGGACGAAAGTTGTCCAGCTTCTCCAAGCCCTTCAGCGCCTCGTTGAGGATCGACACCCGGTCCATCAGGTCGATGTCGCTGACCATGATGGCGTTCTCGGGCACCGTATCGGTGTAGTCGTCCGGGTACACGCGCGGCTCCGCCACCGCCATGGGCACGATCTTGTTAACCAGCTTGAGAAGTTCGCCGAACTCCTCGCGCGTCGGCAACTTGACCTTCTCCGGCGGCAGACCGGATGCCTGATCGATCAGCCCCTGCGCCAGGCCCTCCAACCGGGTCACCTGGTCCAGAATGCCCTCCATCATCAAGCCCTCCAAGGAGAGCGGACGGAGTTTGCAGGTCTGGCCGGACGGGCAGGTGAAGTCGGTGCCACCGGCCTTCTTGGCCGCCCAGACGTTCCGGCCACCGGCGATCAGAGTGGGCGGCTGCCACGCCTGCATGCCCGGCACGTCCTGCGACAGCGTTCCGGTTACGGCCGAACCGAGGTTGATACCCGCAGCGGCAGGCCGGTCCTCGATCGGCGCGGCCACCACGGCCGGTCGCCGGAGTCCACGAGCCTGTGCCTCTGCGAACTCGCTGGGCGACATGCCCTGAAGTTCTGCGATGCTGTAGAAGTCTTCTGCGCCTGGCATCCTTGTGCTCCTCTTGGCGTTTGCGGTATACAGTTGGGGCCGGAGCGCGCCCGGCTACGTAGGCGCGCCCCGGAGCGAGGTTAGACGATCGCCGCAGCCGTCTCGTTCTCCACCATGTCCCAGACCGCGCCGACGTTGGCGGTGGTGAGGGTACCGATGGCGTTGCCCTCCGCGTGGCTGACCCAGAACTCGCCGTCCGCCAGCGTGCCGGAGATCTGCGTGGCCTTGCAGCGGTGCAGGACCTGGTGGTGGTCTCCGCCGGACTCCGACATGGACTGGCCCTCAGCGAAGAAGTCCGGGTACGCGTCGGTGTTCATCCGTCGCCACTGCTTCTTGACGGCCGGGGTGACGCCGGTCGTGGTGACCGCGCCACCGGCGATGACGGTGTATGCCTCCAGCGAGATACCACCGGACTCCAGCGTCCACGAGACGCTGTCGATGGTGACCCGCTGTGCGATCACCGAGTCGTCGCCACGCAGCGTCTGGCTCGTGGTCTCCTCGGTGAACTCCAGCGTCTGGGCCGCAGGCAGGTCCACCAGGGTGCCCTTGGTACCCGTGTTGTCGAGGGTGGCCACCTTGACGTCCCGCAAGCCATACGGCAGGCGGTGAATCGCAAGCGCCATCTCTCACTCCCTTCAGATCTCTCGGTACCTCTTGGTTCCGATGAACGCACCTTCAGCCGAGAAACGATGGAGTACCAACACTCCCGGCTCCTTGCCACAGCGCGCCGACCGGCACGCCACCTCCAGCACCCCGTCGTGGATCTCAGCGAACTTAATCCCGCTGGGGCACCGCAGCTCTACTCGTTGACCCTCTTGATGTTCGGGAAGTGGTCGTCGATTACGGCCACCAGCTCCGGGTCCAGCCCCTCCGTCGAGAGGAGCATGCGGTTGCCCTTCTGGCCGACGGCCGGGCCCAGCGGGTCGCGCTCCCACACCAGGTCCTTGGTGGGCTTCACCCCCAAGCGCTTCCAAATCGCGTCCCCCTTGGGGATCGTGTGCGACTGGAGGAACGCGGTGCCGTGCGGCTCCTCGCCCTCGTACTCCAGCCACTCGCCGCGCGGCTCCGAGGTGGTGGCCTCCTGGTCCGCCACCACGTCCGTGTTCTCCGTGCTCGCCATCAGAGACTCCTCCCGGCAATCTGCCAGCTGCTGAACTTCATGTTGGCCTTGTAATCCACATCGAGGTCATCGCCGGAGTGCCCCAGGTAATCCGCCTGTGCCACGTACCCGTCCGCGCCGGTCAGCCCGGCGACGGCACTCAGCACGCTGTAGACGGAGGTCCCTGTCTTGTAGGGCGATCCTAGCAAATCGTCGATCTTCTTGTAGCTGCCACGCTTATCGTAGATCACCACCTGAAGCTGGTGCATATCCGCACCACTGTTGCTCCGGACAGGCGAGAGCCATTTTAAGATGGCGAACGGCAACGGGGGTACGTCCGTGACCGCTCCGAACTGATACCACCGCTCCGTTGGAATGACGGCCGTTAGCGCACCTGTCCCGATGAGCAGCTGGTGGACGGTTCCTCTCATAGCCGGTCCAGGAGCTTCTTGAAGGTGGTCATCACCTTTGGACCGTAGGTGTTGAGCGTCGGGATGATGATGGGGCGCGCCTTCATGCGAACGCTGCCGTCCTCGTTGTGCGTGCCCTTCTCCAGGTAGATCCCGTACGTCACCGAGTGGCCCAGAATGATGCCAAAGACTCGGCCGGTGAACTTCGCAGCGTTGGCGAACAGTCCGTTGCGGGCGTTGGTGGTCCGGTCCTTCCACGGCGCGTTGTGCTTCATGTGCGCCTCGATCCGGCTGTCCCAGTACCGGCAGACGCCATAAGCCGCGCGGTTGAGCTTCCGGTCCATCTCCTTGATCCCCAGCTTCAGGAACTCGTCACTGAAGCTGAAGGAGAACTCAGTTGCCAAGGCGGACCACCTCCCCCTTGAGCTCATACTTGCGGTCATCGATGTACACGACCTGGTACCGAATGCCGTCCAGCGTGAACTCGTCCCAGCGCTTCATGTTGGCGTTCCACGGACCCATCAGCATGTACTGCGGGGTAGCCGACTCGCCCTCAGCTGTGGTCCGCTCCGTCGCGCCGTCCTCCTGCGGTAGCAGCCGGAGTCGCTGCGGCCCCACAGGGACCGGCGTGCCCACGACGAACCCACCGGCACCGTCGTCCGTGCGCGGCGAGCGCATCAGGATCACGTCTCGCGCGTCCGCCTCGATGAAGGCGAGCGAGATCCGCTGCTGCGCCTTGAGTTCGCCCGCACGCAGCGTCATCGCGTCAGCCTCGACATCCGCGTGCCTCGCACAGCGGTGCCCGTTCCAGGCGCAGTCGGATCCATCGCGTTGAAGGTCTTGGCCATCGCCAAAGCCTTGTCCTGCAACTGGCCGAGCGCACGCGAGGAGCCGGACTCACTCACGTCAACCAGCGCGGCGTACGCCGCAGCCTTCTCGGTCCAGATGGTGGAGGCGAGCGCCTGCGGAGAGGACGCAACGTCTAGCCGCGTGCCCAGCGCCGCATCGGTGTACGGCAGCTTGTCATCCGCCTCATCGATCAGCAGGCGGAAGTCGGCAATCTCTTGCGCCGTAGCCACTTTGCCCTCCCGTTAGTGCGGAGCCGGGGCAGTTGTGGGCTGCCCCGGCTCTCATCGCTTGGCCGTCAGGCCTTCTCGTCGTCCGCGTAGAGCCGGTCCACCTTGGACTGCTTGTCGCCGGTCACGGCCATGTTGCGGCGCTTGAGCTCCGCGTCCAGGTCCTTGACGGGCCACTCCTCGTACGGCGACACATCGCCGTCCTCGACCTCCGCCACCTGCTCGTCCACGACCTGGACGTTGACGCCCATGTCCCGCAGACGGGCCAGCAGCGCCTCCGGCGTCGCCACCTGCTGGAGGTTGGTGTTGAGCGGCGTGACTACCGGCGCGGTGCCGTCGCCACCCGGGTTGGAGAGCAGTTCGTTGACGTCCTGGCCGTGCCGCTCCGCCGCACCGGCCAGCTCCGCCTCCCGGCCGCGCTGGGCCAGGTATGCCGCCTCGTCCGGCGTCAGCGGCGTGCTGAGATCCACTGCCATGCTCATCAGTTACCTCACCAGACCATCGAGGCTGGGACGGTGTACGCGCCACCCGAAGCGTCGAGCTTCATGATGGCCGCCGCACCGCGCTGGCGGACACCCGCGCCGAGACCACGGATGAACGCGGAGTCGATCAGCGGATAGTTGTTGTTGTTGCCGGGCTTGAGGATCAGGCCCTGCAGGTTGGGGTCGTCATCCTCGCGGATGCCGATGATGTTGAGGTCCGAGGACTGCCCGGCCGTGGCCGCGCCGACCACGTACCCCTGCGGGATCGAGTAGTCCTGGATGAACAGGTACGGACCCCAGGTGCCCACGACCTCCAGACCGGCGAACGAGTTGGGCGCGAGCCCACCCACCAGCTGGTACCCCGGGGGCAGCAGCAGCGACATGTTGCTGCCGGTCGCCGGGATGAAGTCGTACAGCGACACGACGGTGGACGCGCCACCCGAGACGAACGCCTGGTTGCGGACGTACTTGACGACCGACGCGCTGGCGTCTGCGGGGTTCATCAGGAAGATGATGTTGTAACCCTGCGACCGGGTGAAGCCGTGGTGCTCGATGGTGCCCGCGATGTCCAGGAAGTCCTGCGGATCGAACGCCACCTGACCGGCGTTGGCACCGGTCGACAGGTAGTGCGTGTGCGAGCCGGTGAACGTCTGGCCCTTGTAGGGCGGCGGCACCTGACCGTCCGCGTTGTACAGCGCGACGACGGTGAAGGGAGTCGCGATGCCGTCCACGGTGGCGGTCCGGTTGGCGCTGTTGAACAGGCTCTTGGTGACCTGCTCGTACACCAGCGCGTTCTCCGCCTCCAGGGCGTGCTGGAGGACCATGTCGAGCTGCCGCTGGGTCGCCTTGGCGAGGAACCGCCAGGTGTAGCCCTGCCGCAAGTCGTACCACTCGAACGGGTACGCACGCGACGTGACGGCCGGGGTGGGCCGGATCGACATCGGCAGGCCGAACTCTGACGCCAGCTCGAACCGCTCGGTGCCCGGGGTGGCGACATCGTCCACGATGCCGTCCGCCGGAGACGAGAGCAGGTCGATGATCGGCTGCCGCGCGGCGTTGAAGTCCTCCAGGGCGGCCTGGTAGGAGTCCCAGATTGCGTTGAGGTCCTGCCCGTCGCGAGTACGGGTGAGGATATCCGCTTTGGCGGAATAGCCCTTTGCCATGACTGGTTAGCCCTCCTCTCTCAGGCGGCCTGGGTCGTGGGGACGCGGACGATGAGGCGGGACAGCTCCACCGTGAAGCCGATGGCCTTGCCCGAGGTGGAAACCGCGTCCACCGTGCCGTCGGCGTGGCAGTAGATCAGCGCACCGGCCGTGAAGGCCACGCCACCGGTGGTGGTCGCGTCACCGATCTCGCCGTCCGTCATGACGTCGATCTGGGCACCGACGGCCATCGCCTCCGTCGGGCAGATCAGCCCACGGATGTCGATCAGACCGGCACCACCGATGACGACACGTCCGGAGGTGTTGATGGACACCGCCCGGATCTTCCCGATGTCCGAGGACGTCAGGGCCGCGTTGAGTCGCGCCCGGAATCCGCCGTCATACGGGTCGTACTTGTCGTAACGACTCACCAGGTCCCTCCCTTCAGAGGTCTGTAGTTGGTTGGGGCCTAGCTGCGCCTGACCCGCGTGTTGAGCGCCGGAATCCTCGCCGCCATGCCCCTGACGGCAGGCTTGGAGCCACCGGACTGACCGTTGTTGCCGGGAGCCGTTCCGCCCTGGGGCTTGGGCTCCTCCTTGACTTCCTTCTTGATCAGGTAGTCATTCGACGTGGCCAGGGCCTTGAGCGCGTCCTTCAGACCGCGCACGTTGCCGTCGCTGTCGACTTCCACCTGGGAGAGGTCAACCAGCCGGAGCGCTGTCTCCGGGTTGTGCCAGGCATAGGTGTTGTCCTTCAGGAAGGCAACCTGCAGCGCC